CCTGCTCACTCTGGACATACCCCTCAAACGCCTTATACTCTCTTTCGGGAGTACAAGGTAGCTCTATTTTGCCAAAAAGCAATGTTAATTGCCTAATGGCGAATATTGCATCAATTGAGGGATCGTCCAGCAACACACCAGTGTCGTGGTTGAATACAAGCCCGAGGAAACCTGACAAAAATGTCGGGAGACCTCTCCTTCCCCAATAGAAACCGGGAAAGGAACTGCGGGCTACCTGTTTACGCTCTAGGCTTTGTTGAAGCCCTTTGCCATATTCAGGTAGGGTGATCGTTAAAAACGATACACCTTCGCAATTCAACCGCCCACGGACATATTTGATGTCCATGGTGGCGCTAGTGTTACACCACGTGGCCAATTCGTTGGCCACATTTTCCCAGAGCAACATTAGGCTTTTCATAGCCCCTCCTAACTAATCGTTTGGGGGTAAGCTATCCTTAGCCTATGAGGCCTGCACTCAGGTGGAAGAATTCCGGTTATTAATCGGAATTACCGCTCGTGTATCTATTGCAGGGCAACCGAATTGTGGGAACCTAGAAACTAGGCTCCAACTCATCGGTGGTACCGACTTACCGAGCTCCCGAAGGAGCCCGGCAAGCCGGTCCCTGCCACTAGATGGGATAGGCTGAATATCCAATTACGGATACCAGCATCACCCATCTAGCTAGAATCGAGCGTTGTCAAAGGAACTGCCGGATTAAGGGGCAGGGGAAATCTCCCCTTTCTTTTAACCGGCTTTTTCAACTCCTTTGCTTCCGTTCTCGACCTAGCCTAGCCCGAGCAGATCTAGCCAGGATTATCCTGGTCAAGATCGCGATAAAGGAGATAATTAAATCCTCTATCACTCGGGACAAGGTTAACTCTCTCCACCAAGCAATTTGGTGATGAGAAGATCCGAAGTAGCGGTGTACGCGGTTTTGAAACCCGTATACACTGCTAGCTCCTCGGCATTCGTATACCCTACCGTAGGAACGTCAAATACCATGTAACAAGACATGGAAACTTGACGGTTCTGGGCGGGGATAAACGGATCCGCGGTGATCTTCGAATGGTCGACCCTGAGGACTCTCCGTGTCCGTCGCCCGTAAGTGGACGACGCGGAGAGATCGATCAGTCCATCGCTACTCGCGTATTTCGACTCATTCGCCCCCGTTGAAACACGAGGGAGAGGAGTCGTCACACCCGAGATAGTGATAGACTGTGGGTCTGCAAACGCCATTGGCATTGCTCCGTTCTCCGGTTATAAACCGGAATTGGGGTGTATGGGCAGTGGCAAACACAACCCTGCACTCTCTAGAAACATTCTAGGGAGTGTTAACTACGTTCGGCTTATGCCGAGCGCAGCGAGTATGGCGCCCTGAATGGCAGACAAGCCATTCCAGGTAACGCCAAACCCGAAGGGGTTAGCTCTCGAACGAGATTTGGTCTCAGTGACCAAAACCGCGTCCGGGACGTTGATAGGCTGGTCGTGAAAGACCACGCCCCTCAACGAGTACCTAACCTCATGGATAGTATTTTCCATGAAGTAACCGTACTGCATCACCAGACCCTGGGCCATAACATCGCCGAGGTACGCAAGTACGTCGCCGGTGTTAGTGACCCAATCGAGGGCCCAGCTCCACGGAGTGAGGTTATAAAGGACGTCAGGCGAGAGAGACAGATTAAACAATTTATCTGCGATCTCTGCCGAGCTTGCGACGGACCCTACGTTGTCTTTGCGTAGGGGTACGCCGTAAACAAACGCTCCTTTAAACCATCGCTTTTTAGTGATGGTCGTGGTTTTTGACCACGTACCTCCATTCGTGGATGTCCCACCCGTCAAACCAGTGTCCAGTCCGGAAGACCCGTCAGGGTTCTTCGTTGTGGACAGAATGGTCTCGGTTTGGGACACATCATCAGGGAAGAAGTACGACCTTCGGACAAGGCGGCCTCTATCTCTCTCGTACTGTTGAATAATACGAGATTGATTCAAGACCGTCTCACCGAATCGTTTGACATCCGATATTAACGGAAGCCATCCGAACTCAACATTCAAGAATTCATCGCCGGCATTTCTGGCGGCGATTGTTCTTGAACGCCATGTGTTTGATCCTACAAGGTGGGGTAACCCATCCCTGTAGGTCTCACCTACGGCTGTTGAGAGGTCCTCTTCTGCGGCAGTCGGTCGGCATCTTGATGCAGCCGTGGCACCCAGGGCATTTAAACTCGTCTGTGACGAGTTTTGCGCTGTAGGCCACACTGGCTTCAACGTAGATCCCGACCCCGTCGTTTCGATGGGACAAGAGTAATCATGTGAATAAATCCACCTGATTACATCATATGTTCCACCGTACGGCGCGATTCTTCTCTGAGAATGCCGAGCAAAA